AGGAGATTTCGCCTTGCTTCACATCGTCGGAGTCGTAGATTTCGGCAAAAAAGGCATCCGTCGTATCCGCCCAGCACTCGTGCGCAAGCCGGCCAGACGCATCCAAGGCGATGGTGTCGCCGTTGTTCGTGGTCAGGTCGCGGTCACCGAATACGTCGGCTGGCGTGGTCGTGCCGGCAACGAAGAAACGGACTTCTCCACCCGGCAAGAGCTGCCCGGTCAGGCCGTGGAAGGTTCGGCATTTGTCAAGCAGCAGGTAAGCGGGCATCCTTGCCTCTCCAGTAATGAAAACGCCAGCCGAAGCGGGCTTAGGTGATCGTGCAAAAATCGACCATGATCGCGATGCTGTTAGCCCCGCTGGTTGGCGGGACTATCTGGTGGCTGTTCTTTCGATTCGCGAAGATCGCTCACGACTTCCTGTGGAAGCGCCTTCCAGAAGGCAGGCTCCGCCGCCTACTGCTTAAAAAGGTCAGTTAACGGCCCTGCCGGAATCGGCGCACCAACTCTTCATCACGCGCAATCTCTTCTGGCGTCGCTTGACGCCCACCCACGATGGGAATGCCCGTCGGGCCGGATGCAGCAGCCGGCAACAGCTTGGGCGCGGTCTTGCCGAGCTTCGATAAGCCATTGATCGCCTTGCCCTCGCCCGCCGTCAGCGCGCGGGAGTTCAGCAATTTCAGCAATCCGCGATTCGCCAGCAACCCACCACCGGCAAGCATCGCGGTCTGTGGGTCGATGATCCCCGCCTGCTGCGCGCCGAACAGGCCGCCACCGATAGCGCCATTCACCAGCAGGCGATCCGCCGTTCCGGAGTTGGGGGCATCTTTCAGAAAGCGTTGGCCGATGCGCGCAAGGTCGCCAAGTTCGCCGCCGTTGCCGGCAGCCATGCGGGACTTGCCAGCGCCATCCGCCGTGACGCGCCCCATAAGCTGTGAGGGCGGAATGTTCCCGTTGCTGGACTTCGCGACCAGCGGCTCGACCGTCTTCAGTGCCGCCCATTGTTTGCGGGCCGTCTGCCACGCCGCACGGTCGCCAGCAGAGATTGAGGCGTCCATCGCGTCGCGCACAACCTCGCGGAGATTGCCGAGGTACATGGCTTTTTCGCCGCCTGCCGCCATCGCCTTGCCGATCTTGCTATCGAAAGACTTATAGGCAGCGCCTGGAATTGACCCGTTCGCATCCACGCGGCTAAAAAGGTCGTTAGCCCAATTCCGCACGGACGAGCCGAACTCAGCGCCGCCGAGGCGGGTAGCTTCATCCACTACGTTCTTCACGTCCGTAACGTGCTGCGTGTTGAGGCTCAGGTTGTTGCGGGCAGACAGGGTGTTGAATTGGTTGCCGATGGTCGCTTTCGCATCCGCGAACACGTCCGGCGTAATGCGTTTGGCATTCGGAAGGCCGATGGTCTTGCCGACTGCGCGATTGACCGCCTCCTGATTGCCTGCGAAGCGCTTGCCAGCGCCGCTGAACGGGAGGCGCTCCATCTGGCTCGCCACCGTCCGGACAAACGGGTTTTCGGAGACGTTCGGCACGCCCAAGCGGATGCCGAATTGCTTGGCCTGCTGCGCTAGCTTCGCGGTGTACGGGTCGGCACGTGCGATAGCCCCACGCCCAAGTGCGCCGGTCGCGGAGGCGATGCCCTGCCCTGCCGCGCCAAGGGCAGCGCCTTGACCGATATTCCCTGCCCTGCTTTCCCCGTCGGCGACGCCCTGCAAACCACCGAACGCGCCAGAACGTGCCGCAGCGCCAACGTAAGGGGCCGCCTTGCCCGCCCACGACGTGGCCTTGACCGCAGCGCCGGCTGGGATCGGGGTCGCCATCTGCAGCCCTTGCCCGACGATGTTGCCAGCGGTGCCTGCCCCGGTCTCCATAAGCGGCCCGTCGAGCTGCCTATCAAGCTCAACGTCTGCCGAGTTGGACAGGCCGAAAATCTGCCCGAGACCGCGCCCGGTGTCGTTTACCGACTTGCCCATGCCCGCCATGAACTTGTCATATCCCGACATGCCAGTCGTCGGATTGTTCGACGGATGCATGGGGTCTGACGGCTGGCGGCGCTCGTTCTCGGCAAGCAGGCGCGCGTATTTCTGCTGTTTGGACTCTTGCGGCTGCCCCGTCACTTGCGACAGCTTCAGCTTTCCGCCAGTCACCTCACTAAGCTTAGGCATTAGCGCACTTCCTCAACGTCCGGGTCGCTCATGTCGCCGCCAGTCACGCGGTAACGCTTGCCGCCTTGCTGGATGATTTGCCCGACGCGGTAGCCGCCGCCCGCTGGCGCTTGCTTCTTCGCCTGGTGCGGGATCGGCATCGCGCCACCTGCTGCCTGCCGCATCGCGCGCTCGGTAGTCGTCCGATTGCGCATCTTTTGTGCAACCGTGTCGGGCGTGTCGCCGGGGATCGGAAAGTAGTTCTTCCGTTCCTGATCCATTTCCTCAACGCCGATAGCAGCGCCGGATTCCTTGCGGAGATTCGCGCGGAGCCAGTTGTTCTGCGCTTGCCGATACTGCTGACCTTCATTGGACGCGAGCGGGTTCAGGAACTCACCGCCAGCGGTGTAGTAGTCGCGGCGATTCGCCGGGTCATAGCCCTTCGATTCCAGCCGCTTCATCTCAGCGTTCGCCTCGATCATTCGGCTATAGAAGCCAGAAGCGTTGCGCTCGCCTTCGGAGATTTTGCCAGCGGGGATATAGGTCGTCGTGCCGTCGCCGTTGTCGATGATCTGGCCGCCACCGGTCGGCAAGTCGCGGGGCTTGTTCACAATGTCCGGCTTGCCGCTTTCAGTGGTGAATGCCACCGTGCCCACGGGGAGACCTACCCTCTGAATTTCATCGGGCGAAAGCTGGCGCGACTGGAACTTCTCAGTCTTTTTCGGTGGGTCATAGCCCAGCCCGCCACCGCTAGGAGATAGCGCCCGATCCGGCAGCTTGGCCGAATACTGCCCCGGCGCGAAAGGCTGCCTTGAATCCGCAGCCACGAGCTGCTCAAACGCGGCGCGATCTTCTGGCGGGCCGTCGTAATTGATGGCGATGGGATTGCCCTGTACGTCCTGCTGCGGCGCTTGCTGCCCACTGCCGGGGAACTGCGGCATAGAGAACTTCTGCGTGCGCGGATCGAGCAGCATCTTGACTGCTCCACCCTGCCCGTCAGGAACGTCCACGTACTGAGCCGATGCTGGCGCGAACGGGACCTCCGCGATGACCTTGCCGTCAGGGCCAAAGCGCTTAGAGCCGGGGCCGAGGGTGAACTGTTCCGCCTGCGTCTTGTTGAAACGCGGGTCAAACATCTTCGCCGCTTCCATCCCCATCCTCGGGTCAGCCCCCAGCAATGCAGCAATCCCCTTCGGGCGCTGTTCTTCAGGCGCGGCGTACAGGTCGGCAAACATCTTCGCCAAGCCCTGCTGTTTCTGCTGCGCCTGAATCTTCTGCGCGGCCTCCGGGTCGAGACGTGCCAGCGCGCCGAGGTCGGTCTGCCCGTTGGTGAAGAAGTCGGATAGCAGCTTGCCGCGACGGGCATCCTTGTACGAACCCATCAGGCGTGCGCCAGGATCTTCGGCTTGATAGCCCATCCCCGTATAGAAGCCGGCCATTACTTGCCTCCGAAGATGCTACCGAACATCGAGCCAATGCCGCCGAGCATGTTGGAATTGTTCGCGCCCTGCTGTGCATAGCTGGAGCCACGTGCGCTGCCCATTCCGCTATAGAGGTTCGCCAGCGAGTTACCAGCGCCCATGCCAAGCTCCCCAAGCCCGCCTGCCGCCTGCTGGCCGCCCTGCTGCACGCCGCCGAGCCAGTTGCGATAGTTGCCCAGCCCCTGCGTTGCAAGGCCCGTTCCGTACTGCGCAAGGTCTTTCTGGTGCGCGCCACTGAACAACATGCCGCGCGAGGCTGCGGAGTTGTCCGCCATGTCGCCCTGCGCCTGCATCGCCGCCTTGAAGTCGGGCGAGTTGTAGAAGTCGGAATAGTCGCCGCCCAGCAATTTCTGCAGGCCGCTATTCGCCATCGTGCCGGTCTGCATGTAGGGCTGCATATAGCCCTTGGCGTCGTTGTAATAACCGTTGATGGTGTCCGCGCCCTGCTGCATCCCTGCAACCTGCGCGCCGGCCGCTTTCTTGGCCGAGCTATTACTCATCGCGCCGCCAATCACGGTTGCGGCTGCTGCCGCTACTGCTGCCCAAGTCATGCGTACGCTCCCTGTACTGCGTTGGTGAGAAACGCCGCTTCCTGCGGTGCTTCGTAGTCAATCTGTGCTTCGGGCACGATCAGCTCGGCCTCCAGAACGTCGAGGTCGGTTTCATCGGTGCTATGGACGGTCAGGAACTCGCAGTCCGTGTGCGTGTGGACAGGCCGCTTCGCACCGGGCTTGCTTATCCACTTTTTCGGGCCAGTGATGCGCTCCATCCCTTTGTCAGTGAGGATGCTTGCCTCGCCCTTGACCAGCATCACGAAATGCTCGTGCCGGTGCATCTTCCCCACGACGAACGTGTCCGCAGGGATGGTGCAGGTGCGCACGTACTGTCCGGGCGCGAAGAAATGCTCGACTGGTACCTCCACCTGCGGCGCAGCGCCTACAACTTCCTGAAACCACTTGATCTGCTGCAGGGTCGGGGCCGGCGCAATCTCTGCGCGTGGCGTAAGGTCAAACGTCCCGTAGTCCACGACCACAGGTGCAAGCGCATCCATGCGCAATCCTTATTGAGCGATGATTTCAGCCGCCAGCACGTCCTGCGGGCGGTTTGAGGTGTCCATGACTTCCCACACGCGATGCCGGGCCATGCCGAGGCGACGCCACACAAGCGGCTGCAGGAACCAGCCCGTCTTCGGCGGCTCCGCATCGCGGTAGCTCGAGTAGTTCTCTGCGCCGTCGTTGGCGTAGCGAATCTGGAACACGCCACCCTCCATCGGAACGCAGGGCGTAATCAGCGGCGGCTCGGGAACTGCGTCCTCAGCAATAGAGACGATGCCGCGCGCGTTCGCCACCTTGTGCGGCACGGGCGCAGTGAACGTGATGCCATCCAGCGTCGAGACGCAGTTCAGCGCGTCAATGAGGTAGAAGCGCCCGCCAATGCTGGTCACCGGGACGGTTGGCAGGCTCGTTAGCCCTGTCGCGTGCGGCGCGGCGAAGTCGTCCACGCTCGTCCAGACATATTTGCCGTTGCTGGACAGGACTATGACGACATAGCCTGTACTCCACACGCGCCACGGCCGGTAGTCGGCATTGGCCTGCACGGGGACTAGACCCTCGGTGAACTGCAGACCACCGCTCGAACGCGCGCCTTCGTACAGCGCTCGCCGCAACTGTGCATCCGTGCCGGATAGGCCGGCATGGACGACGCCGTAGACGTAATCGCCATGCCGGTACACATCGAGGGCGTGATAGTCGTCGCCGTGATCTGAGGGGCCGGACGCCAGATACCACTCTTGCGTCAGTGTGTCGGCCTCCGATACCCCCGAATACCATGTCCCGGCAACGCTCCAGTAATCGCCTTCCATATAGTGGGCGACATAGGACATTGACGTATTGAGGACTGCGCCAACCGGCCGGTTCAAATCTACCTTGAAGTCCGAAACGCCGACGCCTGGAACGTAGAGCCACGAGGCATTGGCGGAGAACGCACTCGAGTTCGGTGCGAAGAATCCATCCGGCCCGCCCGCTGGCGCACCGATGCCGTAATCCGGGGTTTCGATGGTCGTCCACGACACCATCGCAAGTTCGCTGTAACGCCCCTCTCCGCCTGCCTCGTTCGCGACAAGCACCTTGCCCTCGAATGCCGCAGGGACGCCGCCGCCCATGTCTGCACCCGGCACATCGTCAAGTGTGAAGAAAGCGGGTGTGGCAGTAGGCTCTGCCGCTGCAAACGGAGAAGCGCTCTCGATAAGCGGCGAACCTGTCACCAGAAGCATTGCGCCTTCTGGTGGCGTCCACGTGTCGATTTCTACGGGTAAGCGTGGCGGCTGCCCCGTTGCCGCGACGAGGCGGAAGCCATCGACCCGCACGCGGTTGGAGGCGTTGTGCAGCACGCCTGTCCGAATCTTGCGGGGCATGATTTCGCACGCCTCGTAGACGTTGCCGAACTCCAGTTCGTACACGCGACCGCTGCTGTAGTCGCCAGCGATCCATTTACCGTTGGACTTCGCCAGGGCATTGATCCGCCACCGATCCAGCCCATACGACTCGCGGCGGTGCCACTTGTTCTGCCGAACGTCGAAGCCCCACGTATGCCCATCGGGGAACGTGATGTAGTACACGACGTGGCCCGCGTCCTCCCACGTGAAGGCGAAGGCGCGCGACCAGTTCAGGCCACGGATGGAGGCCTCCATCGCTGCCGTCGAGACGACTTGCGGGGTGTAGCCGTTGAGGCGTGCAATCTGGCCGTTGTTGGTCAGATAGAACACCGAATTGTCGAGGCGCTGGATCGTCCGCCCAGCCGCGCATCCGGACTCGATGACGCTGCCAACCTGAAGCTGAAACACCGCCGTATCCGTCGGCGCGGACGCCCACGGCTCAATGGTGCGCTCGCCGAAAATCAGGACTTCGTTGTGCGAGACGATCAAGCCTTGAATGCGGTCGGGCGAGGTTTCCGCCTGCGCCTGATTCAGCGTGTTCCACGAGGAGCCGTCTACAAGGTCAGACCAGCCCCAATAGCGCCCGAACGGCTCGACATAGACGATCCGCTGTCCAATGAAGTCCAGCGACTTCGCGCCCGGGAATGCGTCGTCGGTGATTTGGCTGAAGGCGTCCGTCATGACGCCACCGGGCTGGTTGTGCGCTCAACGGTCACGTTGCGCACCTTCGCCAGAAAGCCAGCCTTCGCACGGAAACTCACGCAGGCATGGATGCTGTAGCCATCGCCAATTGCGGCATCCGACAAGGCTTGCCGGAAGTACGCCTCGCGGGCTGTCCAATCCCCACGCTCGTAGGAACCAAGACGCGGGGGGAGAACCACGACGCCATCAGGCCCGCGAATGGCAATGCCGAGCGCGATGCCGTTCTGCGGCGACCCGCTCTGCGAGGTCGGATCGTTGCTCCACGCCTCCGCCATCATGTGGACGTAGGTGTTGTAGGCCGCGCCAGCCAGCGGGTCATCGTTGACGATGTGCGCGAACGTGCCTTCGCTTCCCGGCGTCATCGTCACTTCGCCCGCAGACACGGTGAAGGTCGGCGAGCCAGCCCCCGGTGTCGGGTACTGCGTCCAGCTCGTCAATCCAGAGGCGAAGTCGAGATTGGTCGGGGACAGCGTGGTCATCGGCGTCGAGACCTCCGCAATTTCCATTGTCACGTTGTCGAAGTCGGCCTGTACTGCCGTGCCGGATTCGGTGAATACGCGCATGACCGGGATCGCGTAGGGGATGACGTACTCGCCATTCGCCGTGATTCCGATGTCCTCAAACTTGAAGTCGAAGGTGTGGGTGATCGGGGTCGAGGACAGGTATTCAGTTGGATCGGAGCTGGACAGCAGCGTTGGAGTAGCGCCGTTGGTGCTGTATGCCACGTACATGCCGATGGCGACCTTTGCGCCGGCCACACAGGAGACGTCCGCCGTCAACGTTGCCGAGTAGCGCGGAAACGGCCACGGCGACATGCGATAGCGCGCAGGCTCGTACAGGGCATCCGACGTGCCGATGGCGTTGTAGTGCGCCATCCCGGAGACAATCGACCAGCCAGAAAGCGGGTCGCCAAGCCGATCCGTCCAGTCGTCCAAGTCGCCCGGCGAACCAAAGTCGCCGCCGTCGATCAAGTCGGTACCGAACACGGTCGGTAGCGGGATCGCAGGCTCGTCATCGTCGGGATAGCCGCCATTCGGGCCGAGACCAGTGGACGGCGTGCCGCCGCCCGGAGCGGTCGGGTTGTCGCCAGGCTCGTCTTCAGGCTCCACCGGATTACGCAGCGAGTCGTCGCGGGTGTCGTAGATGTAGCCGCTGGAGCCGTTGCCGACGACAAGCTGGTTCCCGCCCGCGACTTGGTTATGCGTCATGGACACCGGCCCCGTTCCCGGAACCGTGCCCAAGTCGTCGCTAGACCCGTCTGCGTTGAGGCGATACAGGGTCGTTCCCGAGACGATGAAGCGCGTGCCCTCAACGTCGCGAATGCCGCGAATCGGGCCAGTTCCCAGCGTGGCAATCAGCTTCAGGCCCGGCGCAGTGCGCAGCAGGACGCCAGAGCGCGTGCCCGCCATCTCTGCCTGCATCGGCAGGTAGTTCACGAGGTCTTGTTGCGACCACGGGCGCGTGGGGTCGCTGTAGCTGCCGTCTGGAAGCTGGAATGGCTGCCAGTTGTCTTTCACTGGCCCGACTCGAAGTCAAAGCGCCCGCCGTAGCTGTTCGGCGTTGGCAATTCCGAAAAATCAACCGTGCCCTGCACGAAATAGCGAAGCCGCAGGCGGTTCATCGCCTCTTCGGCGCTGCGCAACGTCAGGCCGGACAGTTCCGTGCCGTATTCCGGCGCAAGGCGGATTGCAAGCTGATAGGCAACCGCGTCGCGGTCTGCCATATCGGACGCCAGCGTGTCTGCCAGCCCCGTGACGCTGTAGTCCGGCAGGCCAATGCCCGCGACATGCCACTCAGCCAATAGGGCGTTGAGCGTCGCCAGCGCGCCTGCAAAGCCCACCGTATCCGGCAGCGGCCCATGCGTGGAGATGATGCGCAGTGCGCGCAGGATGATGCCGTTGACGGTCGTGTCAGCGGTTGCCAGCCGGTCGCGCCACAACATGCGCAGCTCATCGGCAGCAACGGTCGCAACGTCTGGCGTTACAGCGACGCCGAACTCCGGCCCGAGACGCAGCGCCAGGGAATACGACAACGCATCGTCAGCCGTTGCCGGCGTAACGAGGGAGAATGTGGGGCCGGTGGCATCTGTCCACGCAGCCAGCAAACCGGAAGCAAGCCAACGCTGGCCCAGCCGGTTCAGGACTTCGATAGCGTCCTGCATCTGGTCAGCAGGCACGGCTTCGGCGGCGTCAATGATCCCGCACAGGCGCATTGCGCGCCTGATTACGCTACTTGCAGTCGCCATCCGTAGCCTCTAAAAGAGCGGGCCATCCTTGGCCCAAAAGGAAGCGGGGCCACCAGAAGGCAGCCCCGCCGTGTCGCACTTAGTTGTTGTGGTAACGGACCGCGAGCTGCGGACGCAAGGTCTTGTAGCCGTACAGGATGTCCAGACGGCACGGGAACTTGTCGTTGTTGATGTCGTAGCCGCGAACGATGCGCATCGACAGGCCGTCGTAGACCTCACGCGCCGCCCAATCCATGCCGTCCGGCAACACGAGGTCAGCGGTCGCGAAGGCAAACGCACCCTTCTGGAACGCGAGACCCGTCTGCACTGCGGTGGACAGGGTGCCGGCGATGACGACAGCCTTGCCCGCGCCAGCGCCGACGACAACGATGTTCTGCAGCGCGCCCGAGGTGATCGGGGTCGGGGACACCGCCACCGCACCGCCACCACCCGCATATCCCGCCGTCACCACGAACTGCTGCAGACGCCCGGTGTTGACCTTGGTCTCCGGATGGGCCTCGAACACGCCCGCCACGGTGAAAACGTCGCCCTTCGCGAGGGTGCCGGTGCCGGTCGCCACAGTGATGGTGGCGGTACCCGAGGTGATGCCGGTCGAGGTGTTGACCACGTAGGCGGCGTCGCCAGCGCCACGGGTGTGCGACGGCAGCAAGGTGTTCTCACCGAAGTCCAGCCCAGCCGCGCGGCCCATCATGCCCTCGCGGTACTGCTTGGCCACCGAAGACTGATCGTTGAACAGCGTCTTGGTGTCCTTGACGATGTCCGACATCGACTGCGGGTCGAGCAAGATCGTGCGGTCGGTCGGCGGAGCCAGTGCGTTCTGCAGCTTGACGCGGCAATCGAGCGCCTTGTTGTAGGTCGCAGCAGCGCCGCCGTTCCACACGGACTGGTACACATCCTGGTACATGTTGAGCGCGTCGGCTTCGATGTTCGCAGCGAGGACGGCCATCGCCGGCTCGATGATGCGCTTGCTGAAGTCGTCCAGCGACAGGGTCAGGTCAACCGAGGTGAAGTTGAGATCGACGCCCTTCTGGGTGGCGACCTGCAGCGTCACGCTGGATTCCGTGGTGTCCTGGGTCGCCAACGTTGCGCCGGAGCGAACGGTGTACTGGTTCGGCAGGCGGATCTTCAGGGAGTCGCCGATCTTCGCGCCGGACTTGGCATACGAGTCGTCGTAGTCGCGGGTGATGTTGCCCACGAAGTTAAGCTTCTGGTGCAGGATTCGCAGGCTCTCGCGAGTGACTGCGGTCGGGGTGAGTAGGGTATTTGCCATGAGTTAGCGGCCTCCATGCCGCTTAGTGCTGATTACGCTCTCGCATCCAGTCTTCGATGGACTGGCCGTCATTCGCTCCGCGAGGAGCAACCGACGCGCCAGTCACAACAGGGGCCGGTGCCGGCGCTGCTGAGACGGGTTTGTGTTTTGGTGCGCTGACCTTGGCCTCCAGCCTTGCGACAGCAGCGGCAGCGAGATGCGGCGGCAACCGGGAAATGTTCGCGGCTTCGTCCAGGTGATTGCCGAGGTAGTGGGCAACCGCTGGGCCGTGATCCGAGGTGGCGATGACCTCAAACAGCATGGGGTTCGGCCCCATGACGCTTGCGAGTGCTTCCGCCGCCTCCGGATAGTCCGGGTGCGTGACCGCGTATTCCGCCTCTCGGGTATTTAGTTGTTGCGCGAGGGACTGGAAACGCTGCTGTTCTTGCTGCTGTGTTGCCGTCTGACGTTCAGTGGCGATGTAGTTCCGGGCCTCTTCGCGGGCAATGTGTGCGAAGTAGGCTTGCGGGTCTTCGTTGAAGTCTGGCGGTGGAGCCTGCGTGGCACGGTCGAACTGTTCGCGTAGCTGCTTGAACTCCTGTTCCAGCGAGGTGCGCGCGCGTTGTTCGTCGTGGTAACGCTTGGTCAGTTCATTGATGCGCTTCTGGACGAATCGGCCCTTTTCATCACGGGCTTGGTCGTCCTCTTGCGCTTGTTCCGCTGGCGCCGATTCCTGCGGGTTGGCCTGTGTCTGTTCCTGCGCGGGTGCAGTGTTTTCAACAGGTGCGGCAATAGCGCCCGTCTGGGCGGTTTCAACATCACTCATGCGTCATCCTTGACGAAATAGCCCAGCTACCGGCTGGTGCGGTGTTGCGCGGCGCTTACTCCGTGTAAACGCCGAATGACCCTTCCTCGCGGATCACCCGGAACGTGCCGGGACCGGAGATAACGGTCTGTTTGATGCGGTGATCCAGCTCAACTTCTTTGTTGTCAGTGCCGGGCGTGTCGATGAAAACGACAGCACGCGAACCGGGCTGCACCGTGCCGGACGACACGAATAGGCCGACGGTCACGCTAGAGCCAGATGCAACCGTGATATCCGAAGAGGTCGCGCGGGTGTCGCCCGACGCCAGTACCGTTGCCTGTGCCATCTCTTACTCCGTGGGTGTGGTTTGCGCGGCCATGACTTGCTGGTGCGCCTGTTCTGCGGCCTGCGCGCTCTGCGACTGCTCAGCGTTGGCCTGCGCCATCGTCATGTCGTGCTGCCTGCTGGCCTCGCCTTCGTGAACTTGGTGTTCAAGCCCCGCTGCCTTGATCGCGTTGGCATCATTGGTGGCGCTCGACTTCTGCAGGACGGCGATGCGGTTGGTCTCAGCCTCAAACCACGCAAGCTCCCGATCCTTGTCCGCGTTGATCTCGCGAAGGATCGCGTCGTCCTTGCTCTGGGCCTTGGCTTGAAGCTGCGAGACCTCCTGCTGGATGGCCTGCATATGCTCCTGCGCCTGTTGCTCCATCTGCTGGATCTGGGCCTTCAACTGCATGACAGCCGGGGACTCGTCCTCACTGTTGAGCATCTGCTGGATCTGCGGCGGCAACAGCATCTTCAGGCGCTCAGCGGCCTCGTCTGCACCTGGGAAGTCCGAAGCCTTCATCACGAGGTCAGCGGTGGCCTGCTGCACCATCGGGTTGCCTTGGCCAAGCTGCGTAAGCGCGTCCACGAACTCCATGCGCATCGTGTCGTAGTTCGGGCCGACCGAGATCGACACGTCGTACTTGCCAATGCTCAGGTCGTTAGCCTTGCTGCCGTCCGGCGCTTCCTCGTAGAGGTTCACCATCTTCTCGCTGCCGTCCTTGCCCAAGACCCGCATGGCCCGCTGCGTGTCGTACACCTTGGGGAAGGCAGGCAAGAGGATCTCGCCAGTCGATTGGATGCCGAAATTGAGCGCATCCTGATAGTCGAACGTGGCGGTGTCGCCCTCGTTCTGGCGGGCGGTGATCGCCTTGCCGCTGGTCTCGTTCGAGCGAGCGCCAAGCGAGGCGTCATAGATGCCCGTCGCCATCTTCACCATGTCGATGGACATCTGACCCATCTGCACGAAACTAGCGTGCACCGATGGCGGCTGCAGGAAGTAAGGGCCGCCAGGCATCGCATGGTCAGGCGTGATCGGCAGATAGGGGATGTCTACCGAGTTGGAGGCGTCCCACATCTTTTTGACGCCATCACCCTCCAGCATCTTCGCCGTGACAATCGGCAGCGCCTTGTGTTGCTTGGCGAGCGCTTCCTGCCCGGTAGTGATGTTGTAGTTCGCGAGCTTCTGCGGGTCGCGCGCCGGGCGCGTCATCCCGCACCAGTACCACTTGCCCTCAATGAAGTGGCGGTTGGCATACACGGTAATGATCGGCAGGCGGTCAAATACCACGTCATGCGGGCCGTCGATTTCCTCGACGCCAGAGCAAATGGACGAAACCACCTTGTAGGTGTCGAACTCGCGTTGCTTCTTAACCGTGATGCCCTGCTGCTGAAGCTGCGCCGCTAGCTCCGCCGTGATCTCGTTGGCGTCGATGGAACGCCCATCGGACAGCAGGACTAGTGTTTTCTTGATCGGCTTCTTTCGCAGGTATTCGACAACGCGCACGTTCTTGTCGCTGAACCATGCCCCCATGCCGCGCTGGGCCGAGGACTCGAAGCTAACGCAGTCGGCGTCCGGATACTTGTCCTTGAACGCCTCCCGGCTCATCGTGTCCTCGATGAACCCGAACATGGCGTCGCGGCTGTCCGGCGACTTGGCGTCAGGGTCAACCCACACAGAGTTGAGCGGGTCAACGATGGACTCAATGACCAAGTCCTGATCCCACGCATCCTCCGTGCTGTAGGCGGTCTTGACGCGCCAAGCTCCGAAGCCTGTAGCCGTCAGCAGCTCGAAGGCGGAGTCATACGCACGCTCTGCGTTTGACCGGCTCTCGATGTTCCGCAGCAAGCCTTGCCTCAGCTCGGCACCCTTCGCGTCCCCGTTCTCGACAGGGCGCACCTTGATACCTGGGCGAGCCTTCTTCTGATCGTTGACCACCTGACGCCAGTTGCTGCGCAGGATCGGAATCTCGTAGCACGGGCGATTCTTGCGCGCCTTCTTCTGGGCGTCATCCCACTGATTGCCGGGAACGGCAACAAACTTGAAGTCGCTGATTGCCAGCCTGCGGTTCTCGATCTCCGCCTCGACTGCGCGGTCGTACCGATCCCGCATTTCCTTCATAGGATCGGCGTCCGGGCCATCCTTGGCCCTATTGCGTTTTTCCTTCACGCGAACTCCGAGGTGAAAGCGGACATGTCGAACTTGATTGCCTGCGGCCTGCTGCGATCCACGCTCATCGCGAGATAGCGGAAGGCGTCTGCGCCGTGGCTCGCCCAGTCGTGCAATGGCGTAGGCTTGAACTGCCCCAGCTTCTCCGCGTATTCGCGGCGGTAATTCATGAGCGAGTCCAGCCCATCGCGGCACTTGGCCTCATCGAACCAGCAGCGGCTAAACAACATGCGCGCCGCGTTAATCCCCTGCTCCACGTCCTCACGAGGCAAGACCTCCATCTGGAAGCCCTGCTCCTGCGCTACCTGCGTCATCGTGTTAGCCGTCCAGCGCTCGCGCGCCTCGGCGTCATGCGGGACGTAGTGCTGCCCGTAGTCGTAGCCCTTGCCGCGAACCACTGACAGGTAATGCGTGATCGGCTGCCCACGGTTGGCGTAGTAGTCGATCAGACGAATCTCTTTGCCGATGGCCTGCCAGAACCAAATGCAGGTGTCGTCGCCTACGCCCAAGTCCCAAGCGGTATGCACGATGGCCGCCCTGTCTAGCGGCACCGAACATATACGGCCTTCCGTGGCCGCCTCTGCCAGTTCCTTGGCGTAAATTGCACCCAGCGCTGGCACATCGAACGCGCATTCAAACTCTTGCGCGTACTGCTCAGGCGTCATTTGCTTACGGGCGTCGTCAAGCTCTAGCGGGTCAACGATGCCTGTCTCACTGGCCCGTAAGCGCTGGTAGAACCATGTCTCCGGCGACTCCTGCGCCTGTACCGCGAGCGCATGGAAGTGATTCTTCCCCTTTGGCGTGCCGATGAAGCTGGCCCAACCCTTACGGTCGGCAAGCAGGGGCCGGATGATCTCGCCCCACACGCTTGGCCGCATGTCGCCGTATTCGTCCAGAACAACGCCGTCCAGGTACAGGCCGCGCAGGGCGTCGGGGTTGTCAGCGCCAAACAGGCGGATGCGTGCCCCGTTGACCAGCTCAACCGTTAGCTCAGACTCCATCGGCGGGCGAGCCAGCAATGGCCGCGCATACCGCTTCAGGTAGTCCCACGCGATTGCCTTGGCCTGCGCGTAGTACGGCGCGATGTAGGCAAAGCGTGCGTCAGGCTTGTCGCAAGTGACGGCCTGCTTAACTAGCTCGTTAATCTCCCGAACCGTCTTGCCGAATCGCCGATGCGCAACAGTGCAGGCCCAGCGTTGCGTTCTGTCGTGGTAGGCAACTGACTGCGGCCTTGGCCGGTAGTCGATCGTTACTTCAGCCACGTGACCGTCAGCGGCTTGTCAGGGTCGCCGCCTTCAACGGACAGCGGCAGCACGCGGCCTAGCAGCGACATGAACGCCTGCGGGTGGCTGTCAGCCTTATCGACCAGATACTTGACGCCGCCCTTCTTATCCAGAGCAGCGAGGATCATCTCCCGCAGTTGCTTATTGTTCCCGTCAAGCGCGCCCTTTGGCCTGCCTGCGCCCTCTCGTTTGCCGCCGCTTGCCATTTGATTTATTTGATTCTTTATCAGGATTCAATCTGGCGAACAGCCTTCAACACCTCGCCGCTAGCCAGCGTGACCGTGTTGGTCAGGCAGCCGCTGCAAGTCGGGGTCAGCAGGCATGTCGCAGTCGTGCCGCTCAGTGCGACGCTGCCAAACGTGGCGCTGCCGCTGAACTCCCAAGCGCTGCCGCTCACGGTCGTCCCGCGAGACTCAGCCTCGGCGGCCCACTTGTTGGTGACCTTGATCGTTTCGCCGGATGCGGCGCTTAGGGACTTCAGGCGCTTCACGTCTCAGCCCTTGTCGAAGTGAATCAGCCGGCAGGCATTGCACACGTTCGCCGCAGCCCGCTTGGCATCACGCTCGCGGGTATGCGCCTCACCCGAGGCAATGACCTTGTTGTTGCCGGCCAGTAGACGCCAGCGCCAGCCGTCTTTGGCTTGGTACACGTCGAAGCGGGGTTTCACTTGCGCTCACTCCGGATGAAGTCCTGCAACCCGATCACCTGGGCGTCGCACTGTTCGGCTGCACCAACAATTCGGCCCGCACTTTCGTTGCGGTCGATGGCGGATGCATCAGGTTCGCCGGAGGCGTCGGCAGTGCCGGGCACACGACGGGTTTCACAGCCACGCCAGCGGTCTTGCAGCCGGCTAACGCCAGCACGCAAGTCAGCAGCAACCCGATCACCTGCAGCTTTCGCATCGTCCCTCCCTTTCTCGTAAGCGGCGGCCACTTCGTTCGCGGCCCTTGCCCTGTCCTGTTCCTGCTGCCGCGCTGCCTCGCTCGCCACGACCTGAGCCGCAGCCAGTGCCGCCTGATCCTTGGCAACCTGCAGCGACATATCCGCAATGGCGTCCTGCGCCCTATCCAGCCGCCATGTCTGCGCGCCTGCCAGCAGCAGGGCCAGCAAAGCGATGCCGGCGAATACGGTGGCGCGGAGGCCGCCTAGCAGGGCGATGATTGCGGTCACGGCTCAACACGCCCTGGCGACATCGGCGACGGGCCGGGAACGTCGATACCGTGCCGCCTCAACTCGCCTTGCAGCCCAACCACGTACAGTTCCAACACGTGAACCTTGTCCTCGGCCAGTCGGCGCTTGCCGCGCTCTTCGTCCAAGCCAGCCTCCAGCGTGGTCAGCCGGGC